GTGCCGGTAAACTTCCTTGCCTTTACGTATCTTTGCGCCGCGTTTACCGCATTTACCGTGCGAAAAAAGCACTTTATAGGTCACTATTCGAATCCTCCTTAATAAGCAGTTTATGTTCCCCACCCGGGCATTACACCCGGGCAGGAAATGTATTTGGAAGGGAGATGCCTTACTTCCAGGCCGTCCCCGCCAGGCGGTTGGGAGTTTTGGGGGTCGCCCGGCGGGGGCCTGTATAATTATGCACAGCCTGTATATCAAAACGGCGGCGGTTCCGGCATTGGGATTTCATCATCCATGCCGGGCTCTCTTTCAGGTACACCATTACCGTTTGCCGGTTGCTGTTCTTGCTGCGCCTGCTGTTGCTCCTGCTGTTGCTCCTGCTGTTGGTTCTTGAGACTGTCTAGGTATGCCTGGCAAATATCCTTCATTTTGTCGTTATTTTTGAGCAGCCAATTGAAATAACCCTTATCTTTTTCATACAGTTCTTTTATGCTTACCCCTTTGAATTTGCCGAAGGTTAAAACGACATCGCCTGGTTCTTTGCCCTGGTTATCCCTGTTGGAAGGTCCAGACTGTATCACCATCTCCGGCATATCCTCTAAATCCTGGGTAAAGATGTCGCTCAAACTAGCAAGTGAAAGCGTAGCATCAACATAGGCTCTTTTTTTTGCCATCTTCAGGATTGTATTTGCGATAGAGAACGGGTTTTGCGTAGCATATTTGCTCTCTTTGCTGTTGCAGTTTCCTACACCCTCACAAATAACAAGCCCGTGCTTCCGCAAAATACACTTGACGTTGTAGGCAAAGAACCCTTTCTCATAGTCCTCTACCTTGTCCATGATTTCATACTCTGACGTAACACCCATCAGCATATTGATCTTTTCCGCTCCAGGCTTTAGCAGAGTCGGTTTATCGCAACCAGGGATAACCCCGTAGTCATGCCCAGGTTTTAAGGTTTTCTGAATGATGGCCTGAAAGTTTGCAATCTTCGCCATTGTCCTAGAGACAACGTTGGTGTCAATGGTGTCAATAATACTGATTGCCGTTACTTCCACTGTTACTGCTCTTTCCTCAACCGCCATCTCACTTCACCTCCTTCCAATTAATAATCTCAATTTCTGAGGGTTCTGGATCTGAGATCTCTCTATTTACAACCTTAATTCCGTCTGTTTTCTTTAGGAGATAAGATAGTTTTTCAACGTCTTTTTTCTTTAGGAGATAAGATAGTTCTTCAACGTCTTTTACTTCTTTAGCAAACTTGATACAATTACAGTAGGCGTTTTACTTCTGCGGCTTAATTTGCCGCTTTTTCTTTTGCCTGCGCTATCAGGCATGTCTCCGGCTCGCACAGCGCTGCCGGTATCCCGCAGCCTTCACAGGGCTTTTCCGCCGGTGTCCAGCTACACAAGACGGTCTTGTCACCCTCTCGACTATACTTGCAAGACACACAGTCTTGCAGCGGGATGAGCATTTCATCCTTTTCACACTGGACACACACCCTGATATGTATGGGCCTGACGGGTTCGGGTTTCATATCTTCGGGTTCAGGTCTGACAGCCATCTTCTTCCTTCCCTTCGACCTATCTTCTTAGGGCTTCGAGATCGAGAAAGGCGATATGATATATCGCGCAACCTATCTCTATCCACCAGGCGCATTTTTCCTCAATACACTCTTGAGGCTCTTCCTCGAATTCGACAGTAACACCGCCAATTTGATCGTTAGTTCTAATGCGGGATCTTAAAAGGGGGCATTTCTTTTTACCGGCCATCATCTTCCCTCCTCTCTCTTTCATCTTCCTCTCTCAAACCGGCTGCAAACCTGGCGCACATCTCCAGCGCAAACGGCACATCTTCCGGTTTGAGAGATTCATATAACTCTGGACCAATCGTCATAGGCTCATACATACTCCAATCATAAACTTGAAAGTTTTCATCTTTGCATTTTTCAATCATTCGCATCCCTCCTTTCTCATGTTTCTACTATAGGTAAAAAGTGCGGACACATCGGTGTGTGCAAATCAGCTTCAAGGGGTGTAACAAGGTCAAATAGCGGTTCTGTGAAATAATCTTCTACTTCGCAGTACCAATCATCGCTAGAGAAATCGCCGTTGCTAAACCTGCAATTCTTGGCATCGCAGATATAGTGCCCGGGGCACTTTTTCGCAAAGCACCCTTCGCAAACCCCGTTGCAGTAATCATGCCTTGGTGCCGGTCTTTCCATCACAAGACCTCCTTTCTATCTCTCTATAAGCCGCTATCCTCAACCTTCTCTCCTGCCGCTCTTCCCTCTCTTCTAGCCAGAGAAAGAAGAGCAGCAATCCAAACCCAAATAACCACAACGCTCCAACACCTAAACTAACCATCCACCAGTTCATCAGGATTGCCCCCTTACCGGGCAAGCAGATCCTTGTTTTACGACATGATCACTAAAAAAAATTGCAGTTGCTTCCTCTCCGCTCAGATTTAAAGCCTTGCAAATCAAATTAGCTTCTTTAATCGTGAATGTTTCACCTTTGTTGTGTATTTTTCTGTATAGTGTGCTCTTGTTTACTCCTATTTTCCGTGCTAGTTCTTCAATATTCATGCCTTGTTCGACAATTTTACCCTTTAATTTATTGATGTTTACCATGGCATTCACCCTCCTGCATAGTATGTGTTGCATGTAATGCGATTACCTATCTTTAAGTATAGCAGGCAAAATTTTATTGTCAAGATGTTTTTTGCATATTTTTTTAATAATATTAATTTGGTGTATATTTTAGTTGTAAACAGGGGCAGTATTCTTCCCCGTACGTAATAAGCATCACTCAACCTTTATTCCAGTGATTATAAAAAATTTTTCTGCATCAAAATTGGGAATATTTTTGATTACATCTTTTTCTTGTTCTGTCAGCCTTTCCCACCATTCTTTGTAGCAATCTGTGTTGTCACGAATTTTCAAATAACCGCCAGTTGTCTTGTATTCAGGATGTGCCGCCTTTTCTTCATCAGTCATTTCATCAGCCCAAATCCATCTTGTAGGTTCAAATGGTATTCTGCTAAGAATTCTGTAAGCTTCACTATTACGCCATTCTTCAAAGGTCATGTCTGTTTCCTTATCAAAGAACCTTAATTTCTGACTTTGAGTGTTAAAACAACCAACCACATTGGAAGCCTTGTTGAAATCGCCGGTGTTCCAATCGCCGGTGTTCCAATCGCCGGTGTTGAAATCACCGGTGTTCCAATTGCCGTTGTTCCAATTGCCGGTGTTGTAATTGCCGGTGTTGAAATCACCGGTGTTGTAATTGCCGGTATTGAAATCACCGGTGTTGCAATCGCCGGTGTTGCAATTGCCGGTGTTCCAATCACCGGCGTTCCCATTGCCGGTGTTCCAATCACCGGCGTTCCCATTGCCGGTGTTGCAATTACCGCTGTTCCGATCACCGGAATTGCAAAGTCCTGAATTTCCCTTTCCAGTATTAACAAGGGATAAAAGTTCTCCCCAGGTGATTTCTCTAACAATTTTAATTTTATTTGTGCAACATTTGTCGCCCCTTTCTGCAACTTCCCCGAGGGCAATTACTTCTGCTACTTTGTTCAAAGGGTCAAAATCATAATAATTAAAACAACTTGCAGGGTTTTTACAAAAATGAAATCCCCTTCCGCAAACACTGGGCTTCACATCTTCCTCATAAGTTTGACCAACTTCGTACTTAAATCCTCGACAGGTCCAGTCAGGGTTAAAAACTTTAAATCCTTTAACTTCACTCATGTTTACCCATCCTTTCTAGTTATCTTATTTTTTTTTACTCTTTTTTGGAGCTTCTCCGCTCCCGCCCGTCCTCTCTCTCGAAAGGACGGAAAGCAGGGGAGAAACCTATTAGCTAGGATGTGCAAGGCAGGGGGTCTTTCGGTGTCACTGTCCCCGCCTCGATGTTCCAAAAACAACCTCTCTTTCTATTTTTAACCCTCCTTTAACTTTATTTGATCTAGAGAAATACAATTCTTATAACTATAACCTTCATGCATTTTAAAAATTTCAAACCTAATATAATCCTCTAATTTGATCCTTTTCCCTTTCCAGGTATCCTCAACTGTATTGAAACTATCAATTTTCCCTTTAAGAAAGGGAAAATTTTTAAACAGGTTTCGCTCTAATCTATAAATTGCCCGCCGACCAACGCGGGCATAATCCCCGGCATCAATTAATAAAGTTACTTTTCCACTCTCGGCGATATGAACCAAAAACTCTCTAGGTTCCCTATAAGGCCGTCGTTCTGCCTCATAAGAATCCTTTATAACTTTGTGTAGGTATTTATATAGCCTTACAATTTCCTCATATCCTTTTCTCGCTACCAACCTTCTTGTTTCTTCCACTTCTCCTTCTACTTTTTCAAATTTAAGAATTCGATCTTTTCCCAAATTAAAAGATTTATAATATGGATGCCAGGTATAAATAGTACATCTACTAACTTTTTCCTCACCAACAACAAAAATGCTACTGATTTCCGCTACAATCACCCTCGGTAAAAAGTCAATACATTCAATTTTTTCTACCTTAACTTTATCACCAACAGAAAATTTTTCTCCGTTTATAAATATTTCATTGACATACCTTGCTTTTACACTGGCCTCGTCAGCCATTTCCTGTAAAAGAATATCTGCAGGAGCAGGTCTTAACCTATCGCCAAAAGTTTCCATCCTTTTCTCCTTTCTCCGCGCCCTTTCCCCCCGGCGCGGTGGGGTATATTTTTTGGAGCTTCTCCGCTCCCGNCCGNCCTCTCNNNNGAAAGGACGAAAAGCAGGGGAGAAGCTATGCTAGCAGGCTCAGATTCACCTCCTTCCCCCGGGGGTTTCTCCCCCCCGGGCCTGGCGGTTAGGTCGCCACCCTAGTTATGGAGCTCTGCGCTCCAGTCTGCCCACCACCACCAGGAGGCGATGAGCAGGTGCAGAGCAGAACTACCGCATGTAGTAGTATACGTCATCCTCAATAGCGGTGCCGTCAATATCGGTGGCAATGGCGGCCACCGCCTCGCCGTCGCCGTCGTAAATCGTCCAGGCGGGATTTCCTAAATTGTCTTCCCACCTTGCGGACGCCATAATTTTGAATCTCACCCCAGGACGGGCTTCTTTTGCGGACAACGAATTGTAAACGATTTCCTGTTCGCCGTCCTCATACTCCGCAACATACGCGGTGCTGCCAGTTGCCTGATAATAACCCAGCTCACCTTTTAGAATTGCCTTTTCTAACAGTTCAATCGCTTTTGTTTTCATTTTTTTAACCCCCTTTCTAATATTCGGCCTAAGCCTTGAGCGGAGCGGGGATTGCTCCCCGGTCCCGGCCTTCCCGGGACTGTCCCTAGCCCTACATTAAACATCTTTCCTTCATGCTTAAATATCTTTGCTCACCAATAATTACGTGGTCCAGGACTTTAATGCCTATTATTTCGCCAGCCTCTACAAGCCGTCTTGTTATCTCTACATCTTCCCGGCTCGGTTCAGGGTCTCCTGAAGGGTGATTGTGTAGGCAAATAATTCCGCTTGCATTATTCAGCATTGCGGCCTTGAATACCTCGCGCGGGTGAAAAATTGAAGCATTCAAACTACCGATTGATATTGTATGTACTCCTACTATCTTGTTTTTGGTATTCAGACAAAGGATGCAGAAATGTTCCTCTGGCTCTTCGTGGAGTGCTAAAAGCTGCTTTGCTGCCTGGTAAACTTCTGCCGGCGACTTGATAACCGGAACTTCATAAAGTACGCTATCCTCTTTGACCATTTTTAAGGTGTAGAAATTAATCCTTATCATGCTTGATGAACTCCTTTCTTTTACTCGGGGCTAGTGTTATACTGTATTTGCAGCGGCCTTGTGTCCTGTATAACCCCCGGAAATGTGGAAGTGGAAGGGGGGTTATTTTATATCTTGGACTAATATTCTGCGTACCTCCATTAGCCCGCTGCAATACCCGAGAAGATATTCTGATTTTTGGACATATTCCTCCTTATTGCATTTGCGCGGGTTTTCGTTGAATTCTTTGTTGTACTGTTCCCATAGCCTATTAAGTTTTTCTATTGTCTCTTGGTGTTTCTCTTGAATTGCGGCAATGACTTCCTGTTTATTCATCATTTTTCCCTCCCTTCTACCGGACTTGTGACCGGGCTTGTGCATTACCGCCGGTTGCCCGGCGTCACTCTGCGAGACGGAACATGTACCCCCACGTTCCGCATTGTCCTATTTCCCCGCCAAAGTACACGTGCACCGGTTCGGGGAAAAATTCAGTTTGAAAATATCTTCTGATGATGCTTTCGGCCTCTTTAGGGTCGCAGGTTGCCCCTAAAGAACGGCCGCTTTCCGTTTTTATGACTGCTCCGTGGGAAAAATCACGGAAGCAGTCAGGATTTTTTATTATTTCCACCATTTCAAAGCCTCCCTTTTCAGTAGGTTGAGCGGAGCGGGGAGCAAATCTCCCCGGTCCCGGCCTTCCCGGGACTGTCCCTAGCGGCTTATACCAATTTGTTTTTCAGGGCATCGCTGCCCCCTCACTGAGGGGGCAGGAGCAGGGGAGAAGCCTAAAACGGCCACTCCACGTCCAGCACCTCCCCCTCCTGGTATTCAGGAGAGTGAGATGCAACCACCACGGCCCCCAACCGGGGGTCAAAGACTGCAATAGCGACAGCCGGTGAACCGTGTACAGCATGGAAGGCCATGCCGTATCTCCAGACTGGCCCCCTTCCCCCGATGACGAGAAGCGATCCACGGGGGATTTCTGGTAGTTCCGGCAGGGGGTCTGCCGGGGTGATAGGGGTAGATACCCCGATGTTCCAAAAAACAACTTTCATTTCTACTCCCTCCTTTCTCCCCCAGCCCCGGTGGGGCCGGGGGAAGTATTAAAACTCAACCTTTTTTCTATCCGGAGCTTCTTCGCTCCCTTTCCGGCCCCCCATCAGAGGACCGGAAAGGCAGGGGAGAAGCTAAAATGGCCACTCCCCTAAACAGTATCAACCGCAGTAGGGGCTNCCTTCNTGNCAGAANNNCCANNGAANACCGCTNCCNCAGGTGCAGGGCCNTTCCCCTGAATCTGATGANTCTGAATCTTCCAGCACTTCTNCAGTTAAATCAGTAAAATCGACCTTTTNNCCGGAAGCAGTGTAAACTGCCAATTCAGAATGGAAAAATCCATCTCCCCCCTCGGCCACCAGAAGCAAAGCGTTTCCTGGCAGCTCCCAACAACGAGCTGCCCTCTTTGCAGCTTCTCCCATCGAAGCGGCGTTAATAGCGATCCAATCTCCATTTCCTTGCTGCTTCACAATGTACCTTTTCATTTTCATTTTAAGACCTCCTCCTTTGTTTTTCCTGTACACATTATAGCATGTTGCTTACTCGCTGTCAAGCATCTTTTTAAAAAAATTAAAATTTTTTTCGTCCTAAAAATCCAGTAACCATGCGGTTTTGCGGACTTCGACAAAAATAGTCAAAAAATTTTAAGGGAAGTGAATTTCTTCGTATTTCGCATTGAAAAAAAAATATTCTTCGGATACGAAGAATTTCAAATTGGGCGTGGTAGTATGGTATAGAGGGAAAATATCAATGTTTTTTTCTTCAGGAGGGGGATGGATGACAGAGAAAAATCAGAATGAATGTTCCGTATTTTCAGGTACCAAACTCTATTTTTGACCTGGAAATTATTGTTTCTGCCGTGGAGGATGTGCGCTGGCGGAAGATGAGAGTAAATCGGGAGATGCGGGCCTCAGAAAAACTGGTCTATATCTATTTGTGCAGGTGCGCGAATCATGGGAGCAGGGCGTTTCCTTCGTATGCGGATATAGCCAGAAAGTGTGGAATATCGAAAAGGACCGCGATTAGGGCTATTGAAGTCCTGCGGGAGAACGGATTTCTAAAAAAGTTTTCACGGCAGCTGCAGTCGAATGTATACGAACTCGTAGAACCTGAGGAAGTAGCAGGAATAGATTTTGATGTGAATAATTTCACAATCAACCTAGTGACATAGTGACACTACCTTATNACAACCTAGTGACATAGTGACACTACCTTATACAACCTAGTGACATANTGNCACCNCCCTAGTGACATGATGNCACCCAGAAAAAGAACTATATAAAAAGAACTAATAAATAAAATAAAAAATATAGGCTCACGCCTATATTTTTCTTTTGCTGTGCCAGCAAAAGGAGTGTTAAACAGGCATGTGAAAAACCTGCTTTTTGTAGGAGGTGGTGATAGTGGCAGACAAGAAAGAGCAGGAAATTATCGAGAAAAACGAGAGCGAGTTTCGGCATATATCGCATATGAAAAAGCGCGCCTTCCTAGCGGCTTTCGCAGAATGCGGAACTGTTACGCACGCTGCAGAAATAGCAGGAATTTCCAGACGGATGGTGCAGTACTGGAAAAAGGATGATCCGGAGTTTGCGGAAGCGTTCAGGATTGCCGAAGAAAAGGCAGCGGACCGGCTTGAACAAGAAGCGTGGCGGCGGGCCATTGAGGGAGTAGCCGAGCCCGTGTATCACAAGGGAGAGGTGGTCGGCTATATTCAAAAATTTTCAGACACCCTGCTCATATTTCTNCTGAAAGGTGCACGTCCCGANAAATACCGNGAGCGGGTGACGCAGGAAATCACCGGGAAGGGCGGCGGACCTATTGAAGCCAGTATCCNGGCTGAAGTGTCCAAGCTCACGCCTGAAGAACGGAAACAGCGGATCGCCGAACTGCTGAAAAAGAGGGAGCAGGAAAATGTCACTGACGGAAGCTGAAGAACTCGAACTTTTGTTCTTGCTTGAACAGGAAGCGGCCGAATCTGACATTGTGGAATGGATCAGGGCAAATCAGATTGTGAACGAGAAGGGCGACCCAATCGAGTTTGAGCGTCATCGTTTCCTACTGGACATCTACCNGGACGAATCGCCGAAATTGTGCGTTATGAAGTGTTCCCAGGTTGGCCTTTCTACTGCGGCCATCCTGAAAGAGTTTTACATGGCCGCGAAACGTGGTTACAACTGCATCCACACCCTGCCCACTGATGATGATGTCCGGGCGTTTGTACGGTCGAAGGTGAACCCGATCATTGAGCGAAATCCGGCCATCAGGGAGAAACTCATTGGTCGCACTGATAATATATACCAGAAGCAGGTTGGAGAGTCATTCATCTTCTGGCAGGGCACGAAGGGCGAAAGCAAGGGTATCACGATCACTTCTGATCTGAACTTCCATGACGAGTTGGATAGGTCCGACATTGGGAAGGTTGAAACATATCATTCCAGGCTGGCACACAGCAAATTTAAGGGCGAGTGGTTCTTCTCAAACCCCAGCAGGCCCAATGTCGGCATAGACGTCTATTGGCAAATGTCGGACAAAAAACGCTGGCATGTGAAGTGCCCGCACTGTGGGGAATGGCAGGATTTGGATTATTTCGTGAACGTATGCCGGGAAAAGAAAGCCTACATCTGCCGGAAGTGTCAGGGAGTGTTGGATTATGAGACCAGGATGAATGGCGAATGGGTGGCAGAGTATCCGAGCCGAGAGTGGTCCGGGTATCACATATCCCAGCTTATCGCGCCGTGGATTACTGCAGCGGAGATCCTCGAGCAGGAACAGACGAAAAGCCAGGAGTATTTCTACAACTTCGTTTTAGGTTTGCCGGTGATAGGTGGGGCCAACAGCGTGAGCCGGACCATCATACTGCAGAACTGCACGCTGGACATGAAGAAGAAACCTCGTTTCAACCTGCTGGGCGTTGATGTGGGGAAGGTTCTTCACTGCGTGCAGGGGAATGAGGGGGGGATTACGAAGGTTTTTACCCTGCCGGACTGGGATTCACTTGAAAAATACTTTAGGCAGCAGGGTATCAATCTGTGTGTGGTTGACAATGCGCCGGATACCGAAGAAGCAGCGCGGTTTGTGAAGCGTCATCCGGGTCGGGCGTATCGTGCCATCTATGACTACGACGACAAGCGGAAAGAAGCTGTCGAATTCATCGAAAGGGGCGAAAAATCCGGCATAGTCAGGATTCATCGAACCCGCGCTATTGATGCGCTGATTGAAACCTACGAAAGGTCGGAAGTGTCGGTTTTCCTGAAACCGAATGACCCGCAGCTTGTAGGGAAGCAGAAGGCGGGAGTTATAGAGGACTGCCTTTGTGACCATTGGGAAACATTGTATATCATTGGTGAGGATGGCGTAGACAAGAACCTGGTTAAGAAAGACAAGATGGGGAATGTCATTCGGACATGGGAGAACGCAGGGCCGGATCACTTCGTTCATGCGAATGTTTACTATGAGGTAGCAAGGCAGAAGAAACTACCGGCAGCCAACATGCCGGTAGACCTGCCC